TAAACAAAGATCTACAAATTTTACTAGGGCCAAGCACAAGCCTAGCAGAACTTAGTCGTAAAAAAATAAAACGAAGAAGTATTACACTGGTTCGCAAAGTAGATTAATGTGTAGTGCAACAAGACGTGCATAACTGATTGCATGTGATTTTTTAAATACAAAACCAGCACTATTATCTCCATCCCACACAGTAGCAAATACATCAGTCCAACTCTTACGTTGTAGGTGAGATTTACCTGGACGTATTATACTGATAAATGCTGCCATGCGTTGTATGTTGTCTGGTTGCATTGCAACTATTAGGTCATGATAGTTTCCAATATGCACTATCTGTTCGCAAAAATCTTTGTCTTGTAAACGTGTCCAGTCTGTTTCTTTTGCCAACATAGCATCATAGTGTGCTTGGTCACGTATCAGTGTGTACACACTTTGATTAAGTAAGTCTAATTTAAAATACCCACGTTGTTCTGCATACTCATAGTCTATGCTTGCACAACTGTTTATTGCATCAAATGGTACAGGAGTAACATACACACCACTATTGTGCTTTTTTCCTTCTGCGTTCATTCTTGCCGGTGTACATTGAATCAAATCAATTATCTGTTGCCTATCAGCAAAATCTATGTCAACATCAGCACTCATTTACTAATGTAGTGTCCTATGTTAGCAAATTCAGCAATCGCAAATACTATTGCAGCCATAACTAAATCACCAGTTAACAATGCATAGCATCCGCCAATTCTTATCGCACTTTTTATCAGCAACATATAGAATTGTGGATCTTTGGATTTGTTTACTTTTTCCATTTGTTGGATTTTTGGTCTAGTCAATCCCATTTTCTTCTCCTCTGCAGGTAATGTAAAACTTATTTTTTCTGTGTAAAACGGCATGCTACCATCCTGCCTGTTTAAGTATTTCTTCACAATATGCCTGATCTGCTGGATAATCACGAAACTTCTTTTGCCAGAAGTCTGGATCAATCCAAGGCCATACAATTTTTGTTTGATCAGGATTCATATCTGCTAGGTATGCTTGTCCTGATTCACAGTTAAACACCAACCAAGGTGATATGCGTCCAGTACTTATTGCAAATGCAACTGCATTATCATTTCCATAACGTAAAAAGTCCTGTGCTGGATGTCCAGTACGTTCACTCCACTTTATACTATATTCAATGCCACGTTCAAGTGCATCTGTTAGAGCTTCACGTCTTATGTACTCATGTAGGTATTCGTCATATACTGCTTCTTTACACCAATGATCAAGTTTTTTGTTTTGCTTGATTACCCATTCAACAAACTTTGGTACATTGATAGCATTTATACCAACACAATGTCTACCAAATTTTACAAAGGCTTTGTAGTAAGGTGATGTGGCAAAGTCGTCGTATGTTTTAAGTTTTGCACTACCCTGCGTCATGGTATAAAACTTTAGATAACTTTGCAATCCAATCTGTACACCAACTTCTTTTTCTTCCTGAAATCTGCGTTTTTGCTCACAGAGATGTACTGCAAGTGTGCTTTCTTTTCTAAACTCACGTTCACAGTACTTGCATTGATAGGTTTCACTTTTTGTCTGCGACTCCACTGTCACGCATGTATTCCTTCAGTTCTTTATTTGTTACAAGTTTGCTGAGCATATCTATTTCATCTGCTTTCATTGCAGGATATAACTCCATCAACATCTTCTTTGCTTGATTATTGCCTTTTTCTTTCTTCTTTGGTGGTATCCACTGATGTCTGTGATTGCCCATACCAGGTGAAATAGCAGTAGTACATAACCATTGTAGTTTAGGATGCTTGTTTATGTCAAAGAAATGTTTATTCAAACGTTCATTACAGGCTATCAAATAGTATTCTTGAAGTTCATTAGGACCTTGCACACTTGATCCCCAACGTATCATGAGAAAGTTGGAAAACTTTTTGCGTTCTTCATCTGTCAGACTATCGTAAAAGTCTCTGCTTTTACTGTCAAGACACCGCATCTCATTTGCTATGTTTAGTTTTTCGCTCATTGTATTTTTTCCATATCTTGTGCAGTATGTAAAACCAAAATCCGTTGATACAAGGTTCAACTAATGCAACTGTGCCTGCTTCCCATAAACTCGAACCAGTCATCCAGTAAACAACATTCATTGCTATTATAACATGACCAACAGTATAAATCAATGCCAATGCAATACTATCATCTACTTTTTCTTTTACAACAGTAAATATTCCTTTAGTAAATTCCATACGATCACCATGCTTTGTTATAGTCTACAATTTCGCAGTTACGACTGATATCTTTTACAAAATAAACACATCTTGGATCATTTTTGTTTTCAACCGGTACTGCCAACATCTGTCCATTTTTAAGTTTAGGAACATACCAAGTTACGTCTTGATAAACATCAACTATTTCTATATCCAGATAGGTTGGTGTAAAACTTGTGTGTGGATTGAATTGGAAAGTTTTAAAACCTCTATCATTGATACTAGTTAAAGGTAACATCTCAAGATCACCAACTTCTGGTTCACCAATCAGTACCTGCCAATCAATCGGCATTTTCATCTGTGTTTCACCAATACGCAATACCAATGCTGGCGAGTTAAATGTTTCTAAAAATATTAATGGAATATAGATGTGATCTGGATTGGTTGGATCACTGTTGTCAAAAATAGCAAAACGTAAGTCATCTATCTCTTCAGGCAATGTATCTAATTCAAACACAGTATTTTCTAGTGTTAGTATTCTCATAATGTCTCCATCAAGTATTTTGCAAATAGTTCATGAGCTCGTGCTCCAGGGTGTCCGTGTATTCCATACAAATGTTCGTCTATTGGTTGCAATCCTTGTTCTCGTGCAAAGGTTCCAAAACTAAATTTCCAAGGGTCTATAACTCCTTCATCCTTTAGTATTGTGTCTTGTAGACTACTAATAAAAGGACTATTGTATCCAACGTATTCGCTACCTTCAAGTTTATCAACATTTGAAAATATCTTATACTTAATACCTTTACTACGTAACCAACCTATTAGCATAACTAAATCAGTACATAGTTCGGTCATTTGTGATTCTCGATTATAATGCATTAACCATTCCTTATAGTATTCACTAACTACTGGATCAACTTTTTCATGTATATTTGGTACTATTGAATCCATTAGTCCATTAGTCCAAGATACGTTTTGCGTTGGCTTAATTTGATAAAAATGCCCATCGTTGTCGACTGCTGGCAAGTCTGGTCTCCATATTTCGCTGCGACTTATAAAAGTCAATCCTATAAGAACTAATACATCATCTGCAATTTCATTTACATCACGTAACGTGGTTCTGATTATACGTCTATTGCAAGAACCAGGTATAGCTTTATTAATTAGTTGTGCTTTAAGAGTTTTTGCAATGATTTCAGAATATACTGGATGACTCTTAGTAGGTACACCAAAACTACAACTATTTGAATAAAGTATCATTTGTTCCAATCCAGTTTTTCTAGTGTCAGTATTCTCATAATTTCTCCGATTATTTTATCTTGTGTCTTTTCATTATTACGCCGTGTTCAAAAAATTCTTGTCGGACTATTTCAAACCCTTGTGCTAAAAGCCAAATAACATTTGCTCCACATTTTCCTACCCAGCAGTCATTCAAGGTATGAGTATCATCAAACACAACAACTGCATCGTCAGTAAGATAAGGGAATATAGCAATCATTTGTTTCATGTGTTCTACCTGGCAGGTCTGATTTTCCATTGGTATACCTAGTTCTTCTTGGTAAAACTTGCGTTGGATTATATCACGTTTACTAAGATTAAGATCGATATCCCATATATAATCAAAATTGTCTAGATATAGACAACTAATTTTTTTATCAAATTTTGGCAATTGATTTTCGCACCAATCACTGCCCCATCCAATATGCCATGTTGCTGATAGATCTGGAAGACGTCTTTTTGGTTCATCAACAATATCTACAGTGTGCATTTCGGCGTCATACTTTTGTGCTAACATCGAAAAGTATTCTGTACTACCTTCGTGTTGATCACTGCCTATTTCCAAAAACATTGTGTTTTTTGTTTCACCTAAGTATTGTTCCGTATGTTTAAATGCGTCTCCCATTAGTTCCACTCCAGTTTTTCTACACTGTATGGGTAATTAGCTTCTCTATAGAATGCTTTACGTTTGGTTAGGTGTCTTTTTGCAAATCTGCAAGTAGATGTTATG